TATGAAGGTAACGGAGGAGGGGCAATATTTGGTGCTTCCAAGACCGGAGAGACTTTATTCGTGGATGTTACCGGAAGAAAGAAAGCGAAAAAGACTGTTGATACTTCCCAAATGGATAACAATGAATTCGGTAAATTTATTAGGGGAGAATGCGTATGAAACAATACAACAAAAATATTTTAGTTGGAGCAACTGTTTCCAATGTGCGCAAGATGAATCAAGAGGAACTTAGCGCCCATTATTGGGATGACAATAGGGGGTTTAATCCTGTCTATGTAGTCGAACTAGATAATGGGGTTGCGCTTTATCCCAGTAGGGATGGAGAGGGAAATGGTGGAGGAGTTCTTTTTGGGGTTGACAGTAAGGACGAATCCTGCTTTACTGTTTACGAAAGGTGAAAAAACTATGAACAAATATAAAGTAGGAGTAAAAATTTATAATAGCTTTGAAGTCGAAGCTGAATCAGAAGAAGATGCTGAAATGAAAGTCAGAGAAATGGATTTATATGACACCTTTGAGCATTGTGATTACAACATTTGTTATGTTGACGAGGTGTTGGATTCTGTCAAATTATCGCCAAACGAAGAGGCGCAAATGAGAGGAGAACATCACACTAAATATATAATGAGTGACACTAAAGCGTTGCACGAATCTACAGGTGGAAGAATTTATTGTGACGATGAACATGGGAACACACTATAATGAAAGTAACTGACCGACAAATGAGAGATGGATTACCATCTACCGACCAAATGATGGAAGATTTAGCAGATCGAGAGGCACAAAACATGACTCATTCCGAAATAACGGATATGTTAATACATGGAATTGAGCCACTTTCAGAGATGCCAGAGATTGAGATTCGTGAAGAATGGGAAAATTTTTTTGGAGATTCAAAAAAATGACATTTGAAGAAGCAATGGATTTAGTTTTAAACGAGGCAGAATCATCTGCACTTGGAGAGGGTAACAAGAAAGTCATGGAAGCAGTTAAGATGGTTAAATGTGTCTATGATGAACGATTGGGTTACTATGCAAAAGCGGATCGCTACTTGGGGAGAAAAGAGTATAATTGCGAAAACATAAAGGAAGAAAAGGGGTATTAAAATGAAAGAAGACATCCTAGAACATTTAGTAAAGGTTTGCGAGGGTTGCAAGCTACACATGAACCAACTTGACAATGAGGGATATTGCGAATTGAGTGACGATTATGTAGTTGCCCTTCATTTCGTTGAGGAATACATTGAATCTCTAAAAGAAAAGTCTTGACTATTTAAGAAAACCTACCCATAGTGTAGTTTCTCATTCTAAAAATAAGAAATAAAAAATATGAAAAATTACTTTGAAACACAAAGAATTAATTGGTCTTCCTTTTCTCCAAAGGATATTATATTCAAGAGCAATAACACAATAAAGAAATTGTTACCTGCGGAGAATATTCTTTCCTATACGACCAAAACGGATCGTAACGATAAAATGTGCAAACTATCCGGGGGAGAGAGAAAGAAAACCAAAAGATGGAATGGTCAAGATCATGTTTACTGGAGCAGGGACAAATACAAAGCAATTCATGTAAAACTCACTAACGTTACTAGCGATTTTCCTTGTGCCACTATCGACATTGTTAATTATACAGAAAGACATGAAAGTTCTGGAGCTAAAAAACCTAGTATAGATGCTTTAGTTTATATTTCATCTTATCATTTTGTTCATAAATGGGAAAAAGATTCCAATGGGAATTGGGATAGCGTCAAGGAGTCCGACATTCCTCTCCCCGATGCTGAAGGGTATCGAATTTCCTATGGTGGGCAAGGTAGTTGCAATCCTTTTTCGTACAAGGAGTTTATTGAAGTGGTGGACATTTCCCAATCAGTTATTAATTTTCTAGTGAATAGAGTTTTGCCATTAAAGAATGGTACTCTTGTAGAAGAATGGGAACTTGGCGAGAAGGTAATGGTTGCATGAGCGATAAAGAAATTTTAAATACTGTCTTGACTTCTCTGGAAGAATGCCTTAGCTTTGATTGGATGACATTTAAGATTCCGGTCTTAAAGTGTCAGGAAAGACCAGAAGACGCTATTGCAGATATTATTAGGTATATTAAAGAAAAAAGAGAACAACAGTAAAAAAAAGACTTGACTCTAAATCCTTTCGGATGTATAGTGATTGGAGTTTCAAAATTAAAACAAGAAAAAAATAAAGTTATGATTATAGAAAAAGATAAAAAATTGGTTGTGCAGTCTCACGATTTCGATCAAGTTAATTGTACTATTGATGCCGAAGATATGCGTTATGTTGCATCTTTATTGCGTAACAATTATTCTGATTCGCAACTTGCTATCATTCGGGAGATTACGGCAAATGCACTTGATGCAAACATTGAGGCTAAGTCTGGCAAGAAGGTAGAGGTTCATGCTCCATCTCAAACTAATCCTAATTTTTACGTAAGAGATTTCGGAAACGGATTGAGTGATGAAGAAATATTTGATCTGTACTCCAAGTATGGAAAGAGTACCAAGAGGTCATCTAATAATTATATTGGTGCGTTTGGAATAGGAAAATTTGCTCCTCTCTCTTATGGAGATAGTTTTACTGTTGTGTCTCGCAATGGAGGAGTAAAGAATTCGTATAATATCTATGTAGATGAAAACGATGATACGAAAATCATTAAATTGCATTCGGAGTCTTCGGATGAGGATTCCGGTCTTGAAGTGTCAGTAGCTATTGCAACGGATGACATTAGTAGTTTCAATGGGAAAGTAGTCTCTTTTTTCAAATATTTCAACGAAGATGATCTTCCCACTTTCTTTGGTTTGCCTTCTGAAATAGAAAAGGTTTCGAGGACATTGGATGGGAATGGATGGTTTCTGGAGGAAAGCGATAACAGTTATCATTATGGAAGGCATTATAATGCTCATGCCGTTATGGGAAGAATTCGTTATCCAATCAATGTGGACTCCATGAATTTGGAGAATGAAAAAAACGGAGACATGATTAGGGAACTTCTCCAACAAGATAATCTTCATATTGAATTTGAAATAGGTTCTCTAAAGTTGCATCACAGTAGAGAATCAATTGAGTACAATAAACCCACTCAAGCTATTTTAGTTAATCGTGCCAACGAGGTTATTTCTGAAGTCGAGACTATTGCTCAAGCAAAACTGGCAGAGGCTAATGATCTTTGGGAGGCAAAGATTAAATACTCTCAAATTTATAATTCAATTCCACATAATTTAAAAAGGTTGTTGGAAAGTTCATTTAGTTGGAAAGGAGTTAAGATTACTTCCCCTTCATTTGATTGCAATTTTTCTTATGATAATGACTACCGGAGGATTAGGGTACTAAAGTATGTAAAAGACGAAGATGCCGATGTGTCGAATGGATTTCGGGTCGTAAACAAGAAAGCAGACAAGATATATTGCACAGAAAACACCATAATAGCTATTGCGGATTGTGCCTCACATGGTCTTTCCTTGAGGGCAAGAACCTTGTTTTTGGGGGACGAAGATTTATCTGACATCCAAGTTTTAAGTTTCGATTCTCCGGAAGATCAAGAAGCATTCAACAAGCATCACAGTTTTGATTTAATTGGTGCAGATCGTGTTGTTTATTTGTCTACGATAAAAAAGGCAACCCTTACTTCTAAGACAAAAGCGAAGACCTTGAAGGGTCGAGTGGGACTAAAGGAATTCAACATTCACAGTTGGAAGGATAATCCTTCTGCGAATTGGAATCATTCCGATCACGATTCTGATTGGTTGACATCCAATTCAACCGAATGTGTTTATTTTGCTACATTGGGTAATCGCATAGTGAGGGAGGGTGATGATCCTTGCGAAGAAGTTGTGTCTATTGTTAGAATGAAAAGCGTATTAAAAGCGCTTAAAGATAAATTTGAGGAAGAGGATAAGACATTTCCGGTCATTTATGGAGTCCAAGAGAAGCAATGCAAGAAACTTCAGAAATCCGTTTGGAAAAATGGATTAGATTGGGTGATAGAACAAACAAAAGATTCTTTTGCAGAAGAATCAGTCCAATCTTATCAGAATTTAAATATTCTCAAAAAATTAAAATCGAATGAACAAGAGAATAGTTCTTATTCTAAGATTTATGATATTTTGGAAAACGATGACATATACAACTCAATTAAATCTTTAGGGAAGGATCATATTTTGGTTAAGAGTGTGAAAATATTCTCTTGTGACTATAGCAAGTATTCCAATGATTCTCGTAACGATGAATTGCTTTTAAGTTTTAACGAACAGTTCAATCCTAATTTTGATATTTCATCAAACCTTTCTCTTGGAGGATTAAGGTCTATGTTGAATGAGGTGGTTAGGGATTACCCTGTTCTTGAGCATATTTATATTCATTGGGGAGAGGCGAGCAAGACAGGCAAGGGCATTCTGGATTATGTAAACTTTTGCGATTCCGTAAAAGAAACAAAGAATGATGAAAATAACTCTTGACTCACGGATAAAGATTTAGTAATATTGGATTTGAACATTAGGAAATCATTAATAGAAAAAATTATGAATAAGATACCATACAACATGAGCGAAGATTCCATCACAGTATTTTGCGAAGGCAAACCTTATACTGTCAGAGAGGATCATCCAAACTTTAAACCCTTGCAAAGAGCATTGATTGAGGCTAGATACGATGACGTGGCTCAGTATGTTGACGTGATGAGTGTCGTGAAGGATTTTGTCGATGGTGATCTTGAGGTGAAGGATGAATGCTTATTTTTTCGTGGGCATGAACTTCATGGGGTTGTCGTTGAAAAATTGATTCAATTATTGAAGATGGGATTGAAGGATTCTTCTCCTATCGTCAACTATATCAAGAGACTCCAAAGTAATCCTTCTAATAATTCAGTTAATGAACTTTATACTTTTCTAGGGTATAAGTCCCTTCCGATTACTGAAGATGGTAAAATTTGGGGATATAAGGGAGTTCGTGACGATTATTGGTCTAGCACCGGAAATACGAATACTGTAGTAATTCAAGGGAAGACAAATGAGAGTGGTCAAATCTTTAATGGAGTAGGGGAGACTATCGAGGTCGCTAGACATTCAGTTGATGATAACAAGGACAATCATTGCTCCAATGGACTTCACGTGGGTTCTTACGATTATGCAAATGGTTGGTCTGGACATTCCGGAAAACTCCTTGTAGTTGAGTTTGATCCTAAAGATGCAGTTAGTGTTCCCACTGATTGTGACTTTCAAAAACTTAGGGTCTGCAAGTACAAGGTCATTAGGGACATTACTGAGGCTCAAAAGGAATTGAAGAAAAGTGTTATTGTCGTAAGACGTAGTGACGATGACGAACCTTATGCCGGAGATGAATGCGAGGAAGATTATTCCGATGATTATGGGGATGAAGATTTCGAGTCTTATTACGAAGATGATAGTGAAGAATCCGATGGAGAGGGTGTTGAATACAATCCAGAAGAAATGGCGATTAGAAATTACATCGAGAATAAGCACGATGATGGGGTCGAACCGACAATAAAGCAAGTCTTGAGCCGAATGGTTGGTTCTGGCTTGACTTGTCAGCAGATCAAGTACATAGTCCTAAATCAAGGTTTCAACGTGGAAGAAGACGAAAACATTTCGTTGTCTCAATCTCGAATTCTGATAGGGCAATAGAAGCATTCCGAGAGAGATGAATCATTAATACCATAAATAAACTAAATATATGAGTGAAACAGAAACAGAAACAGAATTATTTGAATCAATTAAATCAGCAGGAGAAACTGAATTAGATATATGTTGGTCTTTACTAACAAACCAAAGAATTGGTATTTATCGAAAAGTCAAAGGATTCTGCTTGGCGTTGAACTTGGACGTTGATTCCGTAATGGATGAGTTGCCCAAGGATGATGAGATTCCGGATAGGCTTTTGGATTCAGCAACCAGACACCTTTTGCATTCTAATCTTAAAAAAGCATCCAAGATTCATATAAACGATTATGATGGATTTGAATGATCTCTTTAAGAAGGGCATTTGAATTTGGGCAAAACCTTAGATCAATAGATGCTTTAATGGATGAAATTGATGATGATGAAGAGGTAATACTCATGCACAAATCAATGATTTTCCATCTCGAAAAAGGTAATATTGAAAAATCTTTTTACGAAAGCCAGATACTAAGGGACTTTTTAATCGACTTGACTACGGAATCTTAATGGAATTAATTATTTTTGTTTGCATTTTTTATTTAATATTTTTTGTTCTTGATATATAAAAAAAATAAAACCTTGACTTCTCTTAGATTATTTGAGAATATGCAGGAATGAAGCACGTAAATCACGAAGACTTTTTTGAATACATTGAAAATTACGCTAAAGAAAAAAAAGAAAAAGAATTTGAAGAACATTATCAGCACGTTAAAGAAACTTATGATAAGTTCTTGACAGAAAATCCAATCTACGTCATTGTTAATGGAGATAGGGTTAATGAAAGAGAAGTTGAATTCTTGAACATCGAAGAAGATTATCAAGGACGAGACATTCTCACATTTAATTACCAAGGAAAAAAATACACAAGTTATAGAATAAGTTAAAATAAATTAAAATGATAAAAGCAAGTCAAATAGAAGACAAGGATGGAAATGTTATTGATACTCCGGTTATGACTGGAAATAACTTCGATGAGAAACTGGCAAATCTCATGGTTTGGAGGTCAGAAAACCTAAGAGATGGCACTAACATGACGCTCAAGCAGATAGGTGATGCGGTTGGCACGTCTAGGGAATATATTCGGCAAGTAGAGGCAAAGGCTTTAATTAAATGCCGTAGGCAATACAATACGAATCGTTTGAAAAGATAAATTAGATTTAAATATTTTAAAAATAAAAATTATGAATAGAAAAAGAGAAGAAATACTAGCGTCAACTGAATCTTACCTAAACAGGGTTGAAGTTGTTCTTAATCGCATAGAAAGGCAGATTGTCTCTACGGATGATACCAGTAGAATTGAATTCCTTTTGCGCCGATTGGTTAAAGTGGAAGATATTTTGAATAAACGAGAGAAATTGTTGTCAGTCTCTTGACTTTTCAATAGAACTCCGGTACATTGTATTTATGAGTTTTTATGAGTTTAAAAACATTTCAGATATTGCTGATCTTTATGAAATGGGAGAAAATGTTAGTGCGAAAAAGTGGAGAGCATTGCATAGGGCAATAAGACTTTTAATGCAAGTGATGCCTCCGATGGATAAACCCAAGACAGATAATGAGCTTATTGTAATTGAACATCACCTTCTGTTGGAATATGGAATTGAGTGGGATGGAAAAAAATTTCATAAAGGGGAAGTTGGTAATATTGACAATCTTAGATAGTTGACATGAATGAAAGAAAAAGATATATAGTTAGACATTGTTCATCAGAGGGTAAAAGATGGTATGAGGCTCATTATTCAGCAGGAGCAAATTCAAATCCAAGACTTTTCTCTATTGATGATTATAGAAAATTCTTGCAATTCACAGATTTATTAGATCAAAGCGGATATAAATACATAGAAAACGAAGAAGAATATTAAAAAAGAACAAGAAAGAAGCGAAATGTTTAAATTAATTGAAAAAAAAGACGGAAGTTGGGCTATCGAGAACGATGGAGTTGAATTTCCGAATTCGTATGAAAATATCAAAGATGCGATTGAGAGAATAAATGAATTAAAATTAAGATCAAGAATGGAGAACCAAGAAAAGCCGGACACTTCTCCGCAACTGGGGTATTCAGAATCATTTAATAACTGTACGGAAGAAATGGCTAAGGTATTAGAGAAGCATTTCCCCGAAGTTATTGAGATCGAGGACATGAGCAGAATAAACAACTTGGTTGACGAGGAAATTATCGCAGGAGGTCGCAGACAACACGAACAAAACCTTGCGGATGAAATCAATGGGGGTTCAAAGTGATGGAATATACATCAGAAAACATTGACCAAGTTGCAGAGGAAATTGTTGGAAATATGTCATTAGAAGAATTAAAGGCTTTTGTTTATGATGAAATTTATGGTGAAATGCTTGAAGATGAAGAAGTATTCCAACTTAATTTGGAGAAAATATGAATCATGGAAATAATTAAAGAAGTAGATAATGGCAAGCGAAATAACATTCGCGGAATTGTAGTGCATAAGGTTCTTGGTCAAGATTTTGCCGACAAAATAGAGATTCCTGTTCTTTTTTCCTTGACAGAGGAGAGCGGAAGGGAATATCATCGTGAAACAATGTGCGAATATTTACATGACATTATAGACAACCTAGAGAGGCATGAAGAGTTGTATCATTAGAATTAAGGATTGAAAGATGGCAAGATTTATATTAGACGTTGCAAATTTAGATGAAGAAGGCGTAAAAAAAGTCTTGACAAACTGTTGTGATGAGTCTCTAATGGGAAACATGGTAACAATAACTTGTATTGATAAAACAAACGAGAATCAATTTTACAATGATGAGAGTCAAAACTATTTAAGTAAAGAGCAAGTGCATAATTACAACTCCAGAGAGGAGAATTTTCAAACAGGATGAATAATATTGATTCAGAGGGAACAGTTTACGAGGACGATCCAAGATTGTCAGATGAATGCTTTGAGGAGAAGTTGGCGAATTATATGACCGGATACAGAGAAGGGAAAAGGATTGCTTCGCCGGATTCAAAGAATGAAGAAGGGAACAACGATCTAATTCAAATCAATCACAATCTAATTAACATATCAACCAACTTAAAACAATTAAATAAAACATTAGAAAATGTGATAGAAGAAATAGCTTGTTTCGGCAACAAGTTCTAATAAAAAACAATTTAATCTATTTCAAGTTACAAACATATAACTTTAAAGCATATAGAAAGAAGCATGAATTTAAGACAATCGTCAGGAAGAGTGGTCAGTTACAAGGTTATTAATGGAGATAACACATATCAATCTGCTTATAGTGCAAATACTCCGGCATGGACGGCAAAGACTGCGTTAAAGTGGGCAAAAGCGACTGCGGATCATCATTTAGTAAGGGGAAGAGTTATTGCAATTTCCTTAGATGGAGATGAAAAAGTAGTACATACAAATCGGTATATTGAAAGAGGCAGGAAGAAGGAGTCTTGAAGTTGCTTTCTACATACAACCTCATTGGAATGGTCAAAGAGCCTTTTAGATGCCTTCTTGGGCTTGCAAATGATGCTTAATATCATAAGGAGATTCAGCATTCCCAACAAGAACCCAATCCTTGCGTAACCACACACAAATCATCCCACACATACAATACATCTTATATAAGGATAACATATACTACAGAATACAATAAAGATATATAAAGAAAAAGAAAGCGAAAAAGGATGGGATTAGGGATTGCCAGACTTACAATGCTCCCAAATATCTATTATATCACGGATTGCTAGGGGGAGTCAAGTAAAAAAAGGACACTTAAAATGCGATGAATATTCCAACTCAAATAAAAGACAAAATAAATCAGATAAAAGAATCGTTACCTTGGGTCAATGGGAAGATTAAATCAATTGGAAATAAAGTGAAGGAGAAAAGGAAATCCAAGAGGTTAAATAAAGCCAATCGAAATAATCATGGTTATCCGGAGGGATTAACAAAGGATGATTTCTAGTGTTTTTCGTGTTTTCTCACGCTATTTGGTTAATTTAATTGAATTTCAAGGGTATTTCGGGCAAATAAGCAGATTTTGACACAAGAAATAAGGGAAAAAGACTTGACAATGCGCTATTGATCGTTATATAATATTGTTTTATGAGTATTTGCGGTAAATTAAGGCATAGAGTCGAGAGATGCTCTCGGACAAGGGTTTCTGTGGCTAAGTTTTCTATTCGGCTTAGTTTTATTTCCCCTTCATTGAACACTTGATTTACCCTTATTTAAATATGTCACTAAGAACAAATGAATTAAAAGGACTAGAGGGGAGTCTAATAAATCTCTTTTCTTTGTTTACCAAGGAGGAGTTGGATGGTTGGGAAAAAGGGGAAAAGAATTTAGGCGAAATATATGTAAAGAAATATGAACCAGAAGAAAGGATTGTTCCGGAAGTGAAATACTTACCAGAAATAATAAAGCTAAATGAAGATGAAATACTTAGGTGAGTACGATTTTGATTTGTTTACTTCTGACTCCGGAGATGATTATCCCACGTTTGAAGATTTAATAGAAGATGCCGAAAATAATTCGGATACAGTTGTTAGATTTTATAGCACTCCTGCCGAAAAAACAAATGCGGAAGTAGCTCAGTCGGATAGAGCATCTGCCTTCTAAGCAGAGGGTCGTGAGTTCAAGTCTCACCTTCCGTGCCAATTTTTCTAAGTAGGTTTTCTTTTTCTTGCGTGGACATTAATTCATATTGCTTTTTAGCTAGTATCCATGCTACTCTCACTCTACAATGATGATTCCCTATGAAATTTTTATCTTTCATTATCTGTATTGTCAAATAATCTATAATTCTTTCTTTATTCATATTAATAAATACACCCTCAAATAAAGTTTGACATAACCCCTGTGTTGTGAGATAGTATTGGTATGACACTCGATGAAGCAGAAGAATTAGCGTGGGATTTAATGGAAGAACATGGGATATATGATTTTGATTTCCAGTTCAATAATAGCAAGACATCCTTGGGTAAATGCCGGTATGGCAATCATAGGGTAATATTCTTATCTAGATGGTTTGTTCTAAATAATTCTAAAGAAGAAATAATAGACACAATCCTACATGAGATTGCCCATGCCCTTGATTTTTACGACAGAGGAACTTCGGATCACGGAAAGAATTGGAGAAAACATTGCGTGAGGATAGGTTGTGTGCCGAAAAGTTACTCTAAAAATACAATTAAACCAAATAATCATTACAAGTACGTCGACACCTGTGGTTGCGGAATAACCTACAGGAGACATAGGGTGAGGCGACACTCTTTATATAGATGCCCAAAGTGCCGACAGGAATTATATGTGAACGACAGGTACTCTAAGTTACTAGAGAAAGAGCCGATCTTGGCAGAAATTTATGGTTATTCAAAATAAAATTTGACATCTTTAAAAAACCGGAGTAAGGTATTGGCATGGAAACGAAAGACTTTGAATTAGAGTTTGAGGAAGAAACGGATAGCACTCACTTCACCTTCTGGGTGGAAGGAGAAGCAAAATGGGATATTGAAAACGATTCCTTTGATTATGCAGGGACTCATTGTACAGGAGGAATGTCGGGAACTTGTGAGTTGCCGGATTACGCAGTAGTCGAGGAAATCAGTATTGGGTTTGTTATGATTGAAAAGACAACCGATAGTGGTGAAGAAGTAATTAAATATACTTGGAAGAAAAACAAAGACAAGATAAAGGAATTTGAAGAAATTTGGGAGGAGAAGATTAAAGAATTATTGCAGACTCGTGAGGATGACACCGGAGATGTGATGCGGAGAATTAAAGATTATTATGAAGAATTAAGATTGGGAATCTAATTAAATAAAGATAAAATGCTAAGACAAAGAAATCCAGAAGACCCTCGGTATAAAATAGATCGCACCAAGAAGGTGTTCGTTTATAAAAATCTACATCAAGACTGTTGGTCTATTAAACAAGATGGTTTGGTAAAAGTCCATGCCACGGAAATTAATTTATATAATTGCAATTTCAAGATTAATACCAAGGGCAGAAAGAGAGTCCTAAAGGAGAAGAAAAAGAATGTCCACGCGGGAATTTGTGGTTATATTGTTCATCCGGAGCCGGAATATGCTTGTTGGGACGACTGCTCAGATGATTCTCTTGATGAAATCACCTACAATCCATATAAGAACACATCTTTTGTAAATAAACTTAATGAGCCAAGGTGGTTTTCCTGCCTAACTCGTTTTAAACCACACAAAGTGTTAATATCGACATGAATGAAATAAATCTAAGTAAAGAAGAAGTTCGGGTGCTAATAGATGCTCTAAATAATTATGACTTTGGTATAATCAAGGAATGTGCCTACCAAGGGGAAATTGATGAAAAGATTCGAGCCGAAGTAAGAATTAAATTAAATAAAATAAGGGAATAATAAGATGGGATTTTTTAGTTGGAATTGTAAGTGTTGCAATAAGAGTGTTTTATCTCCTTATTGCCCACCGGAAGTAGATTGGATGAACAAGATGACTATGGTCTTGAAGACAGGAGAAGTTCTCCAAGGGGAGTACGATGGGTATGGTGGACTTGATGGTCGTACCGACAAATATGCCGAATCATGGGAAGATGAAGAATTGAATCAATATACAGGGGATGAGCAACTTGTCTTGCATTTTGAGAACAGGGCGACCATTTATCATACGAAATGTTATGAAGAGAATAACAATCCAGTTTTTGCCGGAGCCTCTACTTCTGCTTCGGATCAAGGTTTCTTCGTTGATTATGAAAAATTAATTTGACTTTTCATAAATTCTAGATTATCTTAATACAATGAGTAAAACAAATATAGTTCAAAGAGCAGGAAGTAAATTAGGGAAGAAGACCTCTCACACCGGAAATAAGCCTTTGGTAGAGTCTCTTTCTGATTCAAATGTAATGGTGACCCAAAAGGTCAGAAAAGCCCAAGAAGGGAGACGGAATCGATGAATTTCCCTGAGTTTCGGAGGTTCTCAGCTATATCTACGGATGGGCGTCACACCGGTAACGCCTCAAAACCTCTAAATTTTCCAGTAAAATTCTTCCAGGGAGCAAAAAAACACAAAAATATTACTTGACAAATAATATTCATTATAGTATAGTATTTATATTCAAACTTGAGAAGGCTTAACTCAAATAAAACAAATAAAGCTTTGATCTTTTACATTTTAGTTTGCAGGTAGGTTATAATTAATAATAATCAAATAAAATAATTTATGTGGTTATGTTAAGAAGCTAACTCTAACTTGCTTGCAAACGATTTTATCTGCAAATAAGGTTTAACCTTAAATTTCGTGGAAGTTCTAATGGAATTCCTTATTTGTAGAGTCTTTGGAAGGGCTTATAATCCTTCCTGTGGGTGACTGAGCAAGCCTGTTGTGAGCGGGCTAAGGTACACGATTCCCCTGTGGTGGGGGTGGTAGAGTCCAATCGGATGAGCCAGAGACTTCCAGTCTTATTCGTGGTGCGAAGTAGGAACATTGAACTGATGTTCACACCGAAAAGTCGAGGGTATACAGTAGTCCCTCCCCACACATTTTTTTGTCGGCATAACTCTGCATCGTGACTCATAATTCGGGCTTCGGGGTTCGTAAGTCCGACTCCATTTCCTTATGTTCGCTTATGTTCAGAGGTGCAAGAGCGAGCATTCTATGATTAGAACCCTCCCTGAGAAATCGGGGAGGGTTTTTATTTTGAAAAAATTCAATATCGATTTGACATTCGCCGGAAGGTGGATTATAGTGTTTCAAGTTTTAAAATTAAGGTACAAACCCAAGAAAAAAAATGAACATATCAAGAAAAGCGAAAGCGGTTTCAAAACAATCAGATCACAACCGGAAGAATAAAGCTAGGGCGAGCATTCCAAGAGCCAACTTTAGGAATTATGGTTCTGTCGTAGAGGATAGTCTATTTGCCCAACAAAGAGAGGCAGACGAAAGACTCCGCTTAATTCAATTAAAAAGAGCTTCGGCATAAAAAGAATTTGACATGAGTCACAACCTATGCGATATTGAACCCATGAAATTTGAAACAGAAAACTCATGCTGGATAGCGGAGGGAACATTCTTCCAAACTATATTGAACGCACCCTATCACATCTTAATGGATTTATTCCAAGTCCCTATGGATGGAGATGGATACAAAACTCAAGTCGAATGGCAACTAATGTTTGAAGACGGAGAGGTTGCCACGATTTACGATTGGAAGCAACATAAGCCTGTCGGATTGAATTCTATCTGGAATATTGGGGCTAAAAGCGAGCATATTGCGAATAGGGTTGTAGAACTAGTCAGAAAAGAAATAGAATCAAAACAATTAGTATAATGTATACAATAAACGAAACCTTAGAATACGTAGACTTGTTCTGCGCTAAAGATAAACTCGGCACTCTACCTCCGGTGGAAGAACCTCTATACGATAAGGACTCAGACTCTTGGGACTTATGGTTCAAGGTGGATGATGAGGTCGTTGACCCTAAGGATTTAGATCATCAAGTTAATTTTAACAATGATGTTCCGATTCCCATTGCTACTGAGGCAGAATGCCATTCGGTTATCACCAAAATAGAAGAATCAAGAGTTCAAGTTGAAAAAGCCTTGACTTCCAAAGAGGGGGTTGCATAGTGGAGGCTATACTTTTCGCAGGAATTATTTACTTAGCAATAATATTATGACAAACGAAGAAAAAATAAAAGAGTTTCATAGAAATAAATTCAATCCAGATTTGCCACTTGATTCGGCATATCACAATTTGGAAAAAGCAATTAGGCAAGATGAAGAATTCGCAGGGTTTTCTTCATCCCTTGAAGATAAGGGGTTGAGCGTGGACTTGGAAGAAAGCGACTCGGAGGACGAACTTTCTCTCTTAGACTCAAACATAAATGAATTCGATTCTTTGGAAGAAGAGAATGAAGTCAACATGACGGAAAGATCATACGAGTTTAAGAGACTATACGGAGAGGTGGATGAAAGAAAGTGAAAATAAAATTTGCAATCCATTCGGAGTTGGTTTATAGTGTCGGACAAAGTATATTAGAGTATACTTTTTATTGTTCTTTTTAATTTTATTGTGGGGGTGCATAGCATAATGCGGTAAAATGCGCCGATCTCGTCAGGAGGGTTGATCTCCTTGAAACTCGCTTAGTTCCATTTCTAGATTGGGCTAGTTGGGGGAAACGATTAAGGTCGGAGACATGGAGGTTCGATTCCTCCCACTCCCTGCTCTTTCAGTAGATGCGAAAGCATTGAACAACGAGGCGTCAGAACACGCCTACAACCCTTCGGGGAGAGAGAAAGAGGTACAAAACACAATTTACGAGGTGAAAGGATGGTAGGTATCCTCCCACAGAAAGGTTGGGCAAGATTCGTTAAGATACCATGTTAAGTTCGATTCTTAACCGCCTCTTCAATTTGAGAGTCCATTACAACGCCTTATTAGACTAAAACTGCGTATGCGGGCAAGGTACATGAGTGGTAAGACACTTTAGGATTTATCGGGTGTGGCGACTCGACTCTCATTATTTTTAATTTTTAATTTGACATTAGATAAAAACCGGACTATATTGTCGGCATGAACAAAATAAAACAACTAGAAATAGAACTTGCGGTCTGGAAGATATTAGAATCTGAATGGAGGATACTTGCAAGGTCTGCCGAAAATAGAGGAGACACGGAAGTAATGAATCGCCGGAATATTAAGGCAGATGAATATCTTGAGTTTGTCACGAAAATAGAAGAACAAATACAAAACATTAAATAATGAATTCAGAAATAATAGAAGCAATTTGTTTATTATCTACATGGGTGGTAATGTTTTATTTAATATGGAAATGGGAAAAGGAATTTAAGAATGGATAATCCTTTTGAAGGTTGGGGAGGGAAGGAAGACGTGTATCCGGCTCCTCCGGAAGAGAGACTCTCAAGAAAAGAAATAGCAGATAAATTATTAGATGCATTGATTGTCGCTATGGAAGGTGGCGACAGAGCAGAAATAGAAGCAATCAAAGAACAATTAATTGAAAATAATAAATAGATATGAATATTAAAAAACTAAATAGAATAACAAAAGAAGTAAAAGCCAATAACGATGTTCCGGTTATCCTCCAAACGAGAGGTTGGAAATACAATCAGATTATCCAGGGAGCTAAAATATATGGCTGGGTTACGGAAAACGAAGCCACTTCTTTAGTAAAGAGATTGAATAAATAATTTGCTTTTTCAGTAAAGCCGGAGTATATTGCACCATGATTACAGGAGAAGAGAGAATGAAAGCATGGAAAGAGCTTAATGAACCGAAACCTTCGTGGGAAGGGTTCAAGCGATTATTAAGTCAATTCAAAACAGTTGAACAAGCAATGAACCGGTGGCATGAAAAAAGGAAGAAAAATAAAGATTAGGAAACCAATTCTTTTTACTAAGTCTCGCCCCATGAAAAGGCGAAACAAGATTCTAGATAGAAAGAGAAAGCATCGGGGAAATCATGCCGAGTAAAAGTTTTTCAAAATAAAATTTGCAATCTAAGCAAAATAGATATATGTTGTTTGCATGAAAGAAAAAATAGCACTCGAATTTGGTCCTTGCATGGCTGATATGACTCCAAACTGGTTTGACAAGCAATGGCGCTTGTATTATATGAGAGGCGAAGAGGATAAGGTTTTTGCCCTTGCAAATGAAATGGGTTTGCGTGACGAGCCGTTTTTCCATGATATTTGCCAGATTCAAATTAAATCGTTAAAACTTTTAGATTTGGCTAAATGGTATTACGAGCAAGGAAAAAAAGATATAAACTTGCAAGATTGATTTGACATATGATGCAAACCGTGATTTATTGTTGCCATGATTAAGCAAACTCTATTAACGGCAGGCAATGCCAAGATTATTAAAGGTGAAAAACTTGGTTATATTACCAAGGGAATTCATTTCGCTCCGGCGAATCTGTCGGGATACGAAGTTTGCGGTTCAAGGTCTAAAGGTTGCACTAAGGCTTGCTTGAATACTTCGGGACGAGGTCAAATGGATTCAATCCAAGATTCACGCATTGCCAAAACAGTACTTTTCTTTAAGAACAAGTTGCCTTTCATGGAGAAGCTAACTAAGGAAATTGCTTTAGGTATAAAGTCAGCAGTCAAGAAAGAGATGGAAGCAGTCTTTCGACCTAACCTTACAAGCGATTTACCATGGGAGAATATCAAAGATGCAGAAGAGCAAACTCTAATGCAAAAGTTCCCTCAAACTCAATTTTATGATTATACAAAGCACTATAGTCGCATGAAAAAATTCATCAATGGCGAAATGCCCGAAAACTATCATTTAACTTTTTCTCTTTCCGAGGAAAATGAAGAGGATGCATTAAAGGTTTTAGATATCGGTGGAAATGTCGCAGTAGTTTTTCGTGATCAAATTCCAGAAACATGGAAAGGTCGAGAAGTGATCAATGGAGATGAAAACGATTTGCGCTTTCTAGATAAACAAGGTGGTTATGTTGTCGGGCTAATCGAAAAAGGTCTTGCAAAGAAAGATGAAACTGGTTTTGTTCAAGAAGGAATAAATTCATAAATAAACAAAATAGAACAAAATCAATAAGTATAAATAACGAAACAAGTATAAAATGAAAAATAAAAGAAATGAATTAGGGAAAGCTCAATACCGCAAATTTCGCAACAAGCAAAGGTTGCAAGAGAAGAACGCAAGGAAAAATCAATTGGTTAAATTAACTCAAGAGTAAGGGTAATGAAAAAACTAATTCTAAAGTTTATGCGTTATCTGCGTGACAACTGCCCTAACTTCTGGGATAACTACGTTGTTAACAAAGGGAAGAAAGGCGTCATGGTCTGCAACTTTTGGGACTGGTGCGCAAATAGAAGATAAAATGGAATTAATTTTATTTGCTGGAATAATCTACTTAGCTTTTGTATTGTAAAATAAAATTTGCAATCCAAGCAAAACCGGTATAGAGTGCTAACATGAACGATTGCCCGACTACCATAAATTTGGATGTGCTGAAGATAGTTTTGGATGCGACTACTCCGGCAAACCTTGCCAAGATAAACGCCAAGGATACTGCTCCACGTGCAAAGCTAGTCTTGACTAAGGATCAAATCAACGATCAACGCAAGGCTCAACGTAGGTGGAAAGCTCACACTACCGGCGACACCTATATGCTACAAGTACAGAATCGCACTTGCTCCCACTCTTTCCGCGTACAGTCTAACGGCAAGAATGTTTGGCAAGCGGTTTTGAGATATTACAAGGGCATGGACGGAGGCACTTGGGTTTGGCAATGCACCAAGGTAATTTCTGCAACTAAAATCTAAACAAAATAAAAACAATGATAAAACAATTCTTTTTTCAAACTCTTTTGCGTACTCGCTACCATGTAGGGTTCTCAAAAGGAAAACGTTGGGTGAGAAAATACTTTTGGAGTTTAAGGTCTGCCGAGAACTTCGCAAGAAATCAGTTAGCTTTTGGGAAAAGTACTGTATGGCGTAAGGACTGGAAAAGAATGTTCACCCATAACAATATGGTTGACTACTCGCTCCACGAAGACGCAAACAATTTCAGCACAAATATCTAAATAAAATAACATGAATACATTATCTTTGATTGTTTTGACTGCGACAGTTTCTATTTCAATTGGAATATTGCTAGGCTATTGGTCTAGGCATCCGGAAGTCAAATGGATTACGACCAGGTATCGGAAAGCTATAAATGAATTAGATAAAGCTTGCCCTTTAGCGAATCAGCCGGAACCAACTAAATTTTCAGCTTTTGTCGATTGAATTTGACAATAGGGGCAAACCGGTATAGATTGTTTTCAGTTTTACAATTCAAACCACAACAGACATGAACGAAACTCGAAAAATTCTCGCATCAATGCTCACGCAAGGGACTGGACGCCACCTTTTAGACAGTGGAGACCATTACGGCAGACACTGGGAGAAAAACAAAGAACTAGCCGGAAATGATCCGGTATCTTATTTTGATTCACTTCCGGTTGCAGAAGTTAAGTTTTCATCTTATAAGAATTCTCCCGAAATAGAAATTACTTTGAATGTATTTCATTTTCTGGCAGACCGGCTTGAATACTCTCCGGAAATGGATGACAAGTTTACAGAATTCACTGCGGAAAGCAATGAGCATGATTTTGCAGACATGGAAGCATTTGCAGAAAAATTTGATTCAGATAAAATCACTGTAAACACTTATAACAACGAGGACTTACTCTCGCAGGTTTTACAATACGTTGCATTTGATTCAGATTTTTATGACGAAGAAACCGGCGAAGATTTAAGAGGCTCATTCATTGCCTTGCAAATTCACCAAGGTTGTGATGTTCGTGGGGGATATACTTCGCCTAGGATTTTTCGCGCAATAGACGAAGGCAAATGCATCCTAATGGATAATGCCTCAGCAAGCCTATATGTAGAAAATAGCTTGGATACAAATCAAATGACAATTCCGGAAACAGAAGTCACGCAAGATAATTCCCACGGATGGACGACAGATGACGGATATAATTTCTACGGCAACGATTGCAATCAAATTGAATTAAAAGATTACGAAACATCCTCGGACAAGAAAGATAAAGGAAATGGGTTAATCTACATAGATGAACAAGGTAATGGATATTCGCCAATAAATGGGAAACAAATCCAAATAGCATAAATAAATCTAAATAAAATAAACATGAAAGAATTTGAAGCATTTTTCAAGGGAAGCAAAATAACAGTTAAAGCCAATTCACTTTGGGGCGCTAAGCAAAAGGCAATTGAATTACTAGGAGTAAAAAAGAATCAAGAAGGGTTGCTTGCCGTTCAGCTAAAGGGAAACATGGACTTCGTTTATAATTAGATTACCTTTTAGCGCTATTAGATTTACTACTGCATGAAACTTTTATTTGACTTCGATTGGCAACGGAAGTATAGTGACCCTAGTTTATTCAATCGCAACTCACTAAAAGAAAAAAATGAATCTAACAACATTACATACAAAATCTATCTCGCTTAATGATCTATTACTATTGGCAAAGGGTTTTTCCGGAACTGGTTTCGCAAGCCTTGTTCATGTTGGCATTGCCGATCAAATCAAAACGGGTTCGCCTAGTCCAGGTGGGATAGTAAAACAACAACACGTGCAAATTAACTGGGGAAAATGGCGCTATGGTTCGGCGTTGGAAGCTCAAGCCAAGCGCGAGGGAAAAGAAATTGAATTTGAAATTAAGCCTCGTATCTGGGGAGTTCGTTTGCCTAATTCGCCCCTTGTCCATCATATAAAGAAAGATGGTTCAGAGCATTATTATATCGAAGCAAAGGTTGAAAAGGTTCTCTCTCCGGCGATTTACAGTTGTAAAGACACCGGAAAGATATTTGATTTAGAAGAAGTCAAACCTTACTTGAATTCCTACCGCAAGCCCAAGAAAGAATCTTCAACGCAGGATGGACTAACAAAGAAAATTTACTTGCGTGACTATGCTTTAACAGGCATTGTTGAAATGAATCACCAGAAAACCAAATACATTCTAAAATAATTTGTTGTTGTTGTTGTTGTTTCGTCAAACTGGCATTTGTAAGACCTAAAATTTCTCAAGGCACTTGTAAGACCAGAGGCGAAACAATACAAAATAAAATAATCTAAATAAAATGAATTTAACAAAAGAAAAGAAAACCAGTTGGGAATTGAAACCTCATTGGGTTTGGTCTGTCGTTCTATATGGTTTCCTTGGAGTTGGTCTTGTCCATCTCATTTACCGCACCTTGAGCATATATCTTTTCTAATTGAAAAAAAGAATTTGCTTTTTATTTGAATTGGGTTTATAGTGTTTGCAGTTCACAATTAATCCAACATTAAACAAAACAAAATTATGGTACATATATTAGAGCAAAGACAAGCAAAGAGAGTTTTCGGATTGCAAGACATTAGCGATTGCGCAAGCGCCGAAGAAGTAATTGAGAAACTTGACATCGGAGATTATACCGAAGAGCCGATTGAAGGTTACGCCGGAAAGAAAGGCATTCGTGACGACTTGGGCAATGGTCTTGCTATTGTCGGGAGCAAGTACGTACTAGCCCAACCTAGCGACGTTATCAAAAGAGTTGATCCAATTAGGGAAAACCTAGGAGCAACCTTTGACCAGTTTGGGTTTCTTGACGAAGGGCGAAGGTTTTTCTTGCGTTGTAAAATGCCGAATGAATTGGAAATTGATACACCGCAAGGGAAAGATTCTCAGCAAGCGAGATTTTCCACAATGGCAGGAGTTGATTCTACTATAAAAGAAATTCATTCTTTAGACATTTGGAGAGAAATTTGTTCAAATGGCATGATGGGTTGGGCAAAAAACGTTATCGCAGGAGTAAAGCACACAGTTAACTTTGACCGAATCGTTACCCAAGCAATCAAAGAGTCGGAGAGTCTTGCGGAAGCATTTGACAGTTTACAAACCAAAATGCAAACGTGGTCTAATACAGAAATTACTAAGGTTCAAGCCAAGGAAATAGTTAATCGAGTTTTTCCGGCACAAGGGGAAGTGACCAAAAGACTTGAGAACACTAGGGAAACTGTATTGGGAGAGTTTACTAATGAAAGGCGCGGAGCATATGGTTCGACCTTGTACGACCTTGCAAATGCCATTACTGCATGGAATACTCACGAAAGGACAAGAAAAGGCGAAGAGAATTCCACAAGGAGAATAATTGATGGAAAATTGTTTTCAGAAAATCGCTTGTTAGGCTTGAAGGATTCGGAAGGATTGCTTGAAAGGATGGAACAAAATTCTAATCTGATTCTATCTTAATGGAACTAATAATAATTGTGGGAATAATCTACTTAGCTTTTTCCCTCTAAAAAAAGAAATAGAAAAGAAATAACCTTTCCGGCAATAAAGCCGGAAGGGTTTTCTTTTGTCCAAATAGGAAAGAAATAGATTGGAAATAATAGTTTGTGAAATAATAGATTCTAAATAAAATAAAGAGTTGCCCACCGGCACCTATGCCCACCGGCACCTATGCCCACCGGCACCTATGCCCACCGGCACCTATGCCTACGCACATGAGCAACCCAGGCGGGCAACGCATCGGGAATCCCAGCAAACAAAAGGGATTGAAAAAAAATGAAAAAAAAGTGCGATTCGATTTGCGTTATATTGAAAACCGTGCAATGTTGTTTTCATGACCAAGAAACAACAACTCGCCGAGATACAAGACTTCATCCCCGGAGGCTTTATCTTAATTGGAAACGCCAGAGCAAAAGTTAATTCAAACTTTGCTAATGTCATCTTGCCGGAAGTGGTAAGAAACAGTAAAGAGATTATCTCAAATGCGGAAGCGATGAGAGAGCATGAAAAAAGCATTGCTCCGGCAATCTCTTTCATCAATCCCGAATTGCTTATTTCAGCATCGGAGAAGATTCTTGACCTTGTCGGGGAAAAGATAGATTATCCGGAAATGTCAACGGAAGCAGAAGATGAAGCAGAAAGGCTTTCTCATACCGAAGAATGTCCAGAGGGATACGACTACTATTAAAAAGGAATTAAAATTATGATACCATCAGTATTACTTGCAAGGGCAGAAGCCCAATTGGATGAACTTCGGGCAATGGATGACGGCTTGCCACCATCGCAGAAGCTAAGAGCATTGCTTGAAGAAGCGGAAGAAGCAGTTGCCAAGGCGAAGATTGCTTGCGACAATTGGACACCGCCGGAACCTAAGCCGGTAAGGAAATTCTCTTACGACTATTTTGCTCCGGCTCCTATTGATGGAGATTACCTTGACCCAAATGAGGAAACCGATATTGAAGAAGAAATAGATTTAATTATAAGATCAGAAAGAAGGGGAAGATTCTTTCCGGCGAAATAGAAATGAAAAACCTTTTCCGGCAATAAATAAAATAGAAAAGAAAAAAACCTTTGGCAATAAATAAAAAAGGAATTGAAATAATGACTCCTAGTGAACAACGAGAGTTTGAGAACAAACATATAACGAGATCCGGAACCGGATGGCGATTGACCAAACCAACCAGGTACGGCGGGACGATGTGGTTTCTTGATCGGTACAAGGCTATTGAACATTTGAAACTAATTCAATTAGGAAAGTACTCCTAAAAAGAAAAATGAATTAAAATTTGCATTCTCGGCAAAACCGGTTTATGGTTGTTGGACAATGACAAATGCAGAGCAAAAGAAACACAAAAGGAACCTGGGAAAGCTTTTCCCTAATTCTTTTATATCTACAACGCAAGAGTTCTCCGGTCAGCCCGGTGGACTATGGACAGGGTTCGGGGAGGACGGCACGGTTGACTATTGGACGCACTACGTCGCCCCCAAGCTCCAGAAGTACTTGGACAAGCACGGCTTGTTCCTAGAGCCTAACGACCCCGGAACCTATATGATCTGGAAGGCTTGAAAGAAAAACGAAATAAAATTTGCGTTCTATCAGAAACCGGACTATAGTGTTTTTAGTTACAGAGATCCAACAAACAACAAACAACAACATGATAAAATTAATTCAAATTCTCAAGTTCCTCGGAATGATCTACAACACGGAAGAGTGCCGGATCTGGGTGAACGACTACCAGAACATGAACACGGAGAGCGGCAAACTTTTCCAACATTGCCTAGATTCTAAATTGATTGAAACTTATTCAGATCATAATCCGGATCCAGGAACGTATGCAGAGACATACGCCCAACTAAGTCCGCTTGGGGTGGATCTCTACGACCTAGGGAGGGGCAACTAATGGAAGGTTGCCCTTACGACTGGAAATCAGGGTGGCAACACCCTTACCAAATCGGTTGCGGTGGGAATGAGGTTCCGGGGATAGTATCCGGCAAATGGTATATCTACGTATGGAACTGCATCGAAAAAACTAATTGCTATTATTGCTTCAATGACGATCTCTTTATCTCAGAGGCAGAACATGAGGAAATAGTAAATAATCAGAAAGCTTACAATTTCAAATGAGATCCGAAAAAATAGAACTCTTAATAATCTTTTCAGGGATCTCCATTTGTTGGATCTTGATAGAGCTAGTTTATAGATTCTTTTAGAAAAGAAAAATAGAATAGAAAATAAAATATCTTAATAAATAAATTTGTTGTTGTTGTCATGGGAGGGATCCGGCTCGAAAGAGCCGGACCTTTTCGTTTTCAGATCCTCCCGGATCTGACCGGATCCACCCGGACCCGGCTCCCGGATCTGACCGGATCCACCCGGACCCGGCTCCCGGATCTGACCGGATCCACCCGGACCCGGCTCCCGGCTCCCGGATCCACCCGGCTCCCGGCTCCCGGATCCACCCGGTCCAGGCTAGTAGTTCGGCTAATGTAGCGAATTAGATTTATAGCAAAATGACCATAAAATTTGACTTCGTTTCTTTCTCATTCTATATTGTTGCCATGTTTATTTTAATTCTTTTCGTTTCCTGCCTCACCGGAGGAAGCACTAACAACAAACAAACCAAGGTTATATAACTATGTCACACATGATCGGAGAACGAGACGCGCAGTTTGGGCTTGCCCAAGCATGGCACGGATTAACGCGAGTAGTCGAGGCAATCGACACGCTCACAATTGCGGATGACTTCCTTTATCCTCAAGTATGCAGGCAATTGCAGTTTGAAAACGAGCTTGGCGATGCCGTAAAGGTTCAAGCCAAGCAAATCGTAAGTCTTGACGATGAGTTGCCAATCGGGCTACCCGTGGGCATGGACTATAAATTGCTTACGAATAAGGACATTTGGGAGGCTATCGCAAGGGCATTGATCGGAACAAGGCACGAAATCGTCAGCGCCGGAAGTGTAAGAGATCGGGAGCTATGCTTTGTTTCTATTAAACTTGCCGACAGTTTCACAGACGGCAAAGGCAATGAGACTCAGCCCTATCTCAACATTCAGTGGGGGCATGGGTCAAAGTTCGCCGTCTACGTGGTGAACGTGGCTACCAAGATCGTTTGCGCCAACACCTTCACAATGAGCTTGAACGGAAACAAATTGTTCAAGATGAAGCACACCAAGAACGCCGACGAGCTACGCATAGAGGAAGCTATTGACGCGCACTTTGGAGTGGCGCAAGAGTTTGACCTTGCAATGCAGGAAGCTGAAAGCAAAGACATAGCGCCGGAAGATGCTCGCAAGGTCTTTGCCGGATTCATCTCCCAAGGCAGAGAAGTAAAGACGCAAACCGGAGCGAGTCGCTTGCTTAACACCACCGACAGACTTTGTGAGCTTTTCCAACATGGGAAAGGGAACTTTGGTTCTAATCGGTTGGACGTATACCACGCCGGAACGGATTACTACTCTCACGAGTCCTCTGGATACGCCGGAACGGACAAGTTCGACCAAGGCAAACAATTCGTTTCAAGCGAATTCGGCACCGGAGCGGAACGCAAAAACGAGTTGCTCAACATCATCACGCAAGACGATGAATGGACAAAGACCCGCGAGAATGGCGAAAAGGTTTTGCACTCAATTGCCTTGTCTCAAGTTTGATATGGAAGCAATACTAATCGCCGGAATAATTTACCTTGCGATAATACTATAAGAACAGAAGAGAAAACTAAAAGACGCCTCCGTAAGTGGGGGCGTCTTTTTTTCGTTCAAATACAAATAGAAAAGAAAATAGACTCGATAAAATAGAAAAGAAAATAGATGCAATAAAATAGAAGAAGAAGAACGAGAGGAACCGGCGCCGGATCGGGAGGAGAATCCTTAAACGTAAACTAAGGATCGGCGGTCTCGACCTCCCGGATCGGGAGGAGAATCCTTAAACGTAAACTAAGGATCGGCGGTCTCGACCTCCCGGATCTTGGGCGCGCATCTATTATATACGCACAAAAGCCCACGAAAAAAAAATGCGATTCGATTTGCAATCCCTTAAAAAGTGTGCGTTGTTGATTGTGTGCCGAAGGTGGCACTAGTTAAAATTCATTCACCTAAACAAAAAAACAACAACATGAACAAGTACCAAAAACTTCTCGCCTCCCTTCTCCTAGCCTTGGCGCATAGTCAAGCAAACCTAGGGAACGGACATAGTCCCAACCGAGTCCTTCGCCTCAAGTACATCATTGAAAAGGTGGAGCAAAAAATCTTCGACCTAAACAATGAGCCTCCTACCGATGACACGAAGGAGTTGCTTGAAATGTCAGAAGAGGAATGGGAGAAAAAACAGCAAGACGCCAAGGACGATATGCATTACAAGTTTATGCATGACATAGAGCAAGGAAGGTATGACCGACTTACCCCAGTCAAATGGGATGAGGTAGAGACCTACCAAGACCCCAACGCCGGAACCTCATTAGAGGAAGAACTAGAACAATTTGAATTCGATAACCGCAACTTGAACCAAGGAGAACGCTAGAATGTCGCTTACAATCAACACCACCACCCCCGGAGGAATCCGGGCACTTAGTCAAGCCGAGTTCAAGAATGAACTCTTAACCTTCCGGGGAACCGGGTTTGCCACGATGACGGCGAACACGTGCCCGGCAATGAAAGCCGGAGGACAGTTCCGAACCGGGGAAGTGACTAAGCGCTACCACGGGCAAATTCTTTGGGGAGCGTCAATGTATCACGGAAGCAGCTTAGAACGCGCTTGGCTAAAAGAGAATCCAGGAAGGAGCCGGGCAGACCTTCCCGACTTCGACGTTGCGCCCCCTCCCTTTGGAGAGCGACTTGTCAACCCGGAGACCGGGAAGGTTTCAAGCGTAGTTGCTTGCACTCCTAAGTCCGGACCCAACAAGGGCAAGTTGACCCATTACTTGCGTTGCCGAATGGGAGAGCGCTTGTCGCCTTTGCGCTACTTCGAGACGGCAACCGGGATGGAACTAGACCCGGAGGAAGTGAACGCTTGCCTCCGTCCAAGCTACAAGCCAAAAAATCAAGAACCCTTGAAAGAGGAGATCTACGTCAGAACCTATTCCCTTTCGGGAGTTGTTGAATTCGTTACCGCCGGAGAAGTCTGGCAAATCTTAAAAAAGTTGGACTTGTAAGGGAAGGAACCGGGAACCGGAAGCCGGGAGGAGAAAGCGCCTCCCGGCTTCCTTGCGTCCAGATCCCACGCTTGAGTTCACTTCCAAACGCCTTGGAAGTTAAATTGTAGACTTCCAAATGTCACCACCCTCCCCCATTATTCAAAATTATGAATGCGATAAGCGGAGCGCATAGGCCCGGGGGCCTATTCTTCAATATCCCCTCCTTCGAATTCATTACGGTTTCTGTGTGGGCGGCTAACTGGGAAGGGCTACTAGCTTAACAAGCGTCTTAAAGGAGGGGGTATTATTGAAAATCTATGAATTTGGAAAGTGTTTTGATTTCTTCGATTCCATAAAAATTCCCAAGGTAATATAGAAAAAGGGAAAAATCTTTATGCGAAAGGAATTGAACTTGCATGGCGACTTGGTCGTACTTGCCGTCATACCACATATCCATCAGCCTAAATATTTCGTCGGTTTCCACGTAGGTTTAGAGAATAAAAGAGTATTGAAGCAGAATTTCTTAGTATCCTTCATAAGTTTGCATCCTAGGCATTCTAGGCGGCTAATCATTTCTTGTTTATGCCTCATATTGACAAAAACGACAACTTCATTTGGTTCTTCGACAAAATGATCGGAGAATTCTTCGCAGATTGCAGTAATAATTGATTTCATTCGTGTAATATGTATTATACAGTCATGAAGGTTAAAATTCTTTTGTTTTTATTTTTATTGTTCAGCATGGGATGTGGATCAATGAACGTAATAAAGCACTTCAAGCCCAACGAGCATCTTCCCCAGCCGCCGAAAGTAAGTGCGGAAGAGGCATTCAATTACGTTGACAGTAACAATGACAATACAATTAGTAAAGAGGAATTTGCCGCCGAAGATATAACTGTGGCCGCGAAACCGGCCATTCAGGAAATTGACGGGGAGACGCCTCTAATAATATTCTTATGGCTTATGGGTGGAACTTGTCTTTTATTGGCAGTATTAAAAATAAAGCCGATATCCAGTGCAGCCAGCAAGGCCAGCATGAAAATCTGTGAAGCTTCGTTTGACGGTCTCACTGTAATAAAAGCTAAATTTAATGGACTACGCAAAAAGGGAATACTACCGAGCAAGGAACGAGTGGAAGACGCTGAATGAAGAGAAAGATTCTATTGAAAAAATAGAAAAGATGGCATGGAGCGAATTCTATGCAGCTGTCATGGGTTACGTTGACGATAATAACCTAGCATCTCCATTTACAAAGAAAAAAACTGAAGACGAGAATGACAGTAAAATGTCCTTCGACGACGAGGTCGTGAAGAGTGCATATAGGCAGGCTGCCCTAAGAAGTCACCCAGACAAGGAATCCGGCAATGAGGAATTATTTCAAGAATTGTCCCAAGCGAAACAGGAGGGAAATTTAAATAAATTCATTGATTGCGCGAAACAATTGGATGTATCCATAGAGGATATTTCGATATCTCATGTAGAAGCTCTTGAGCAAGAGGTGGAGAAGATGAGAAAAAGCGTTTTAGATATGACTTCAAGCCCTCATTGGGTTTGGTTTCATTCGAGTAAAAATAAAAAACAGTTAATAATAGAAAGGATTTGTAATGCCTCAACAGAAGAACAAGGACAGTAGCAAGGGCAACCAGGAGATAATGCCGAAATTATATATCAAGCACAAAAAGTTCACTGCGAAACAGAATGAATTTCTTGATATAGCTTTCGACCAACAGACCAAGATAATGTTCATTAGTGGTCCTGCCGGGAGTACTAAGACTTTTATGTCTGTTTATGCGGGCCTTAAGGAAATGAGTGGTAATGACGACTTGGATATTCTTTACGTTAGAACGGTCATTGAAAGTGCTGAGAAGGGATTGGGCTTTCTGCCGGGAGACATGGAAGAAAAGTTAAATCCTTATATGGCCCCACTCAAGGATAAGCTTGATGAGATGCTGCCAGTAAAGACAAGCCCTACGATTCAGCGTCAGTTGCTCGAAAGGGGTAGGGTCCAAGCGATGCCCATAAACTACTTAAGGGGGGCTAGTTGGACCAATAAGATCATAGTGGCAGACGAAGCTCAGAATTTTACGTTTCAAGAGCTTACTACTTTGATAACTAGGTTGGGGGAGGACAGTAAATTGTTTATTTGCGGAGACCCGATGCAGAGCGACATTAACTCAAGATCTGGTTTCATGCCGATGTACAATATCTTCAATGATAATGAAAGCGAATCAAAAGGCATTCATTGCTTTGCCTTTACGGAGAGTGATATAAAAAGGAGTCAAATTTTAAAATACATAATAAAAAGGTTAAAATACTACAAGAAGAATGTGTAATATATCATATGGAGAACATTTTATTCGTCGCGACAAGAGATCCGGCAAAGCGTCGGGCAAATTACGCACTCTCTAAATTTGACGAAATGATTGAATTCTCCATTAGATTCATGATGAGTGTTCACGGACAAGGCAGATGGCCGTCCTCAAGGGCAAGCAGGGGTCAAGCAAGGTTCGTCTCCAATTTGACAAAAGATGATATAGATTGGGCGTATAGAATAATCATTATGGATGACACGCCCCCCTTATTTAATGAAAAAGACGATTATAAAAATAAAATTGACCACTGGGAGATTAACGAAAGAATTCCTTGGTACAATCAAAAAAAATTAATAAAAGATAAAGTTTCGTCTCTTCTAAATGAGATTAACTAATGGATTGTAAGATTCTTACTCCCGACTTAGGTTTGCAAAAGGCCTGTATCATTAAGGAGTTCACTCAGACGGGTGGGCAACATCATGGAGAAAAGATGGTTGTCTTAAGATTAAAGAACCGCTCATTGTCTATTTGGCAAAAAGAAAGAATTTCTCTAAAAAAGGATATAATTCTCGAATAAAGTGTACATTTAAAGAAATTTAATTGATTTTTTTAAAATTTTCGATAGTATATCCTTATATATGAATGAGATATCACAAATAGGATCTAACGAGGTAATAATAGCAGTCATTAGTTCTTTGACTACTTTGCTTTTGGCATGGCTAAAAATAAAGCATAATAAAGGCAAGCAAGAGAAGGAAGAAAATGAGATACAAAATAAAGCGGAGACGCTAATCGAGAACCTCCACGCTGAAAAGATAATATTCATCCGAAAGGGAAAAAAAGAATTCGAGATTCAGGCTGGGATTCTCAACGAAAAAGTGTTCCCAGTCAAAGACAAAGAGGGAAATCATATGGGAGAATTAAAGATAGTTTTCTCGAATAAAAAAGAATTAAGCCAAGAGGACGAAGGGTTAATAATAGATTACCTTAAGTTGTTTTGGAAGAAATCAAAACGATAGGAGGTTACCATGGCTCACTTATATTGCCCGGAATGCGGCGCAAAAATAGAATACTCTTTACAAAAACCCCAGTTCTGTTCGGCTTGCGGAACTCCTCTAGATGGAAAGCATGCCTCAGCTTCCAAAAAGAAAGCTCCTAGGCACAAATACGAAGAAAGGGAGGAGGAAAAGGAGTCTGTTCCTCAAATAAGCGACTTAGATGTAGACATTGATTATTCTTTTGGTAAAAAATTCACTTTTGAGGAATTGGCCGAAACACCCAAAGAAGAGTTGGGTAGAATTTCGAAAGGGAAAACGAAACAAAGTGAAGATCCCATTAAAACATCCATGGACGACTGTTTGCCTGGTCGCCGGCATTCAATTGGTTAATGAGTAAGAAAAAGTTTACGTATGAAGATAAATCAAAAGAAATTGACCACGAGATAGTCAAAAGGAGAGGAAAGTGGAAATTAAACTCCTTGGCTTGGATAGACTTTAATGACGTTGAACAAATAATTCGAGCACATATATTCAGGAAATGGCATCAATGGGATCAGGAGAGATCTTTATTGCCTTGGATAAATAAAATAATATCCAATCAGTTAAAAAACATACTGAGGAATTATTACCATAACTTTGCTAAGCCGTGTGTTAATTGCCCGTTTAGTTCTCCTGAGATTGACGGGGATTTATGCTCGTTCACTCCGAGTGGGTACCAGGACACTAAATGCCCTTTGTTCGCTAAATGGTATGCGTCTAAGAGGCATGCCCATGATATAAAAATGGCAGTATCCATAGAAAAGATTCCCGTGGAAATGAGCGGAGAGTCAAAAAACTCAGACAATATTGACAATGCGATAACAAAGATGAACAACTTATTGAAAGAAAATTTATCTGAAAAGCATTATAATATATACGAAATGTTATTTATAAAAAACATCCCTGAAGAAGAGGTTGCGGCAATTTTAGGATATAAAACATCCGAGAAGGGTAGAAAAGCAGGGTATAAACAAATCAAGAATCTCAAGAAGATGCTTCGACAAAAGGCAGAAAAAATAATAGACAGAAACGATTTTTTTTATTGATATGGACTTAACTGAGGAACAAAAAAAATTCATAGACAAGAACTACTTAAGTATTCCGGACTTGATTTTGCTTACTCAAGCAGTATACAAGAATAAGAAGATAGACGGGAGGAGCAAGGAGGGGAAAATTGTCGCGGCATATATGGTAAAACAAAAATACAAATACAAAACAAGGAACAACACAAAGAAAACTGCGGTTAGGTTGTCCGACGAACAGAAAGAGAAAATTCTCGAATTATACGAAAGTGGGTTGAAGTCCCTTGCTATAGCTCAGATTATATTCTCCGATAGGGAAGTTAAGAACCTTGGGTTAGAACAAAGGGCTGTTGCTAAATTTCTCAAGAATAACTCTCCAGATTTCATAAAGGCCCAAAGGGATGACGAGAAGATGGTGAGGTATATCCCTCCCAGCGGCAAATCAAAATTGGTCAACAAGGTGAATGAAAAAGCCCAAGCAGATCTAAATTTAGAGAATCTTAAAAGGCTAGAGATAGATTGCATTACTCAACTGGAAAAATATTTGAACTCTCCAAGATTCTCCCAAATAATAACGGGATACGGCAAAGATGATGCTGCTTTATTTGAGGCGGAGTTCGTCCGGGCAACTTGGGATAAACCCGATTTAACAAACGATGAAATTAATCTTTATATCAATGTATGTATAGATTATGTAAATTTAAAAAACATCAATAGAAACATGGAGAAATTGAACCGCATGTTTGACGATGCTGAAGACCAAACTGAAATGACGGTAAGGTTAGCAGAAATCCTAAAAGCCAAAAGCGGAGAATATCACCAATGTGAACAACGGCAGGAATCATTAATAAAGAAACTTAACGGAGATAGAGCTGTAAGACTGAAGAGCAAGCAAGATTCTAATGCTTCTATGTTATCTTTAGTCCAAGCGTTCCAAGAAGAAGAGGAGAGGAAGCGTATGCTGGACATGGCTGAGAAGCAAAAACTATTAATACAAGAAGAAGCGGATAAAATAGAGAACATGGACTCCTGGAAAGCCAGGGTTTTGGGCATTGATAAATCAGACGTCATATAATGTACGAATACAAAATCAAAGAGGTTATAAGGGTTGTAGACGGAGATACTGTGGACGTATTAATTGATTTGGGCTTTAACATAATGACTAAAAAGAGAATAAGACTTGCAGACATTGATGCTCCTGAAACAAGAACAAGAAATAAAGAAGAAAAGAAAAGAGGGTTTATATCAAAAGATAAACTTTCTCATTTACTATATAATGAACCTGAGCTCATATTAATATCAAAGAAGATAGGAAAATACGGTAGAATAATAGGGGAGATATTCGACAGCAATAACAAATCTCTCAATAGGGCAATGGTAGATGGTGGATTCGCGACAAAAATTTAAATGTAAAATCTGTGAAAAAGAGTTTAAATCGATTAGTGGTCTCCACAATCATTTATCAAGAATTCACAAAAGCACTCAAAAGGAATATTATTTAACTTATTACCCGCGAAAGAATAAGTTGACGGGAAGCCCCTTGCCCTTCAAGAATTGGGAATCGTATTTTAATTCTGATTTTACTTTCAGACCCCAAATGATAAAGTGGTGCTCCCAGGCTCCAAAGGAGGAGGTGAAGAGTTACATATTTAATTTGCTTAAAAACAGGATGAAATCCAAAAAGCTGGAGCTTGCCCCCAACTCCATTGAACTAGAAACATCCAAATTGCCGCCTATGGATACCTACAGAGAGGTTTTCGGCTCATACGCGAATGTATGTAAGGAATTAGGGAAAGAGGCCCTTTACGGGCAGGGAGCACCCCCCGGCTTTTTCAAGCAGGAACCCACGAAAGGATTACCTATCTTCGTTGATACCAGAGAACAGAAGCCGTATTCCTATATTAATTCCGAAACGTTAAAGCTGGACTTTGGTGATTATACCCTTGGTGGAGATAGTTATAATTACATATACATCGATAGAAAAAGCGAAGAAGATTACAAGGGAACTTTATCCGCAGGGAACATCGATAGATTCAAGAGGGAGCTAGATAGGGCTAGGCAATTTGGAGCATTTCTATTTATTTTGGTTGAAAGTGATTTATCACGAATATGGAGAAACAACCAGTTCTCTTCTCATAAGCATAAGCTAGGCTTCATATATCACAATATGCGAGTTGTGACTCATGACTATCATGATGTTTGCCAATTTGTATTTGCCGGAACGAGAAGCGAAGCATATAGACTTACTCCTTTGCTTTTAGAACACGGGCAAAAAGTAAAGAAATCAGACGTTCAATATTTTTTAAACAAAGACATGGAAGATTATGACTTGGGAGATAGGATCACAACTTAGACAAAAATACCCTGACTACAATAAGGAGCTTAGCGAAATAGAGGGCGTCGTAGACGAAGAAGAAGCCCGAATTTTGTTATATAAGTTCTTAAGGGAAAACACTACTTTCGCGGTAAGCCTGTTATCCGGAGTGGATCTTTTCCCATTTCAACATATGGCCATCAAGGGAATGATGAAGACCGATTACTTCCTTGGTATATGGAGTCGGGGTTTATCGAAATCCTTTACTACCGGAATTTTCGCATTTCTTGATGCGATATTAAACCAAGGAGTTGAGATCGGTATCCTGAGTAAATCCTTTAGACAATCGAAACTCATCTTCAAGAAGATTGAAGATATTGCCGCGAAGCCGGAAGCAAAGATGCTGGGTCAATGCATAACCCATAAATCCAAAAGCAACGACGAATGGCTTATGGAAATAGGCTCCTCACGCATACGGGCATTGCCGTTAGGCGATGGCTCTAAGCTGCGTGGTTTTCGTTTCCATAGGATAATTATCGATGAGTTCCTGTTGATGCCGGAATCGATCTATAACGAAGTTATAGTTCCGTTCTTGTCTGTCGTGGAGAACCCCATGGAACAGCAACGGATGCACGATCTAGAAACCAAATTAATTAACGAAGGCAAAATGAATGAGGAGGATCGCTATAAATGGCCTCACAACAAGCTAATAGCTTTGTCATCGGCTTCATATAAATTTGAGTACCTCTACAAAGTATACGAGAAATTTGATAATCTAATAACGGGAAAAGACACCGAAGGAGAAAATAGCGATGCGACGAGATGCATTATGCACCTTAGTTACGATTGCGCTCCCGAAAAACTATATGACTCGAATTTGATAGAACAATCGAAATCCACGATGTCCCAAAGTCAGTTCGATAGAGAATTCGGTTCTTTATTTACTGATGACAGCAGTGGGTATTTCAAGAACTCTAGAATGGCTGCATGTACGGTTCAAGACGGAATGGAGCCTTCCATGGAAGTGGCGGGTAACCCCAAGGACAAATACCTCTTGGCTTTTGACCCAAGTTGGGCGGAATCAGAAAGCTCTGATAATTTTGCGATGCATGTATTTAAACTACATGATGAAAAACAGATGGGAACATTAGTTCATTCGTATGCGTTGGCGGGGACTTCCTTAAAGCAGCATATAAATTACTTCCACTACTTGATAAAGTATTTTAATATTGTTTCTATAGTGGGGGATTATAACGGAGGGGTTCAATTTTTAAATGCGGTGAATGAGAGTAAGAAGTTTAAGGATTCCAACATAAAGATAGATTTTATCACTGCTGATTTTGATAAACCCGAGGAGTATGAAAACGATTTAAGAAAAGCCAGAAGAGAGTATGACTTGGACTCGAAAAAGATTTGTATATTAAGAAAGCCCACCAGCCAATGGATTCGCAGGGCAAATGAATTACTACAAGCTAGTTTCGACCATAAGAGAATTGCATTCGGCAGTAGGCCAATTGATGATTATTATACGGCGGAAATAAAAAAGAAGATACCCATAAAAAACCTTAAATTTGCAAATTTTGTAGAGCAGGACGAGAAAGAGTCTGCAGCAGCAAAGATGATTGATTTTGTTGAGCATCAATACGACATGGTGAATTTGACTAAAACAGAGTGCGCTTTAATTCAGATTAAAACCACACCACAAGGCCATCAAAGTTTTGACTTGCCTGATGTATTGAAGAGAACTTCCGGGCCTAATAAAGCAAGGAAGGATTCATATTCTGCAATTGTTCTTGGAAATTGGATGATTAAGACTTATTATGATTACATGAATGTAGATTGTACGAATTGGCAAACGACTTTTCAGCCGATGTTTATAGGGTAAGAATGATACAGGAAAAGATAGCTAATCCAGAACTCGTCGTTTCAGAAAGGGTTCGTTTCGAAGAAATGATAAGCAATTATGATTATAGTAATGACCCCCATTCTGTGGATTTTGAAGTCGGCGTTTTAATAGCTTTTCGTTCCAGGCATAATGTTCTAAAGGCCACGGTGGATATGTTATGTCGGCAAACCCTTAAGCCTGCCGTCATTTTGGTCGCGAGTCATAAAGAGGATATTGATTTCGCAAAAGATGCTTTCGGTAAATATGAAAACGTATTTTTATGCCTTTCTCAAAATTACCCATTAGGAGGGAAATGGTCGGATGGAGTTAAGTATGCTCAGAAATTCGATCTTAAAGGACTGGCAATATTGGGGTCGGATGATTTTCTGTCTCTTAACTATCTTGAGTATTGTAACGAGTTAGTCAAAGGAGGAGGAGTTGATGCAGTGGGAACAAAAACTTGGCATGTTTACGAGACTTACGATAAGAAAAATGAATTATATAAATTCAATCAAATTCCGTCCCAGCCGATTCCATTGGGTGCAGGCAGATTTTATTCTAGAAGAATGCTCGATTTGTTGAGTTGGGAAATATTTGAAAGGATCTTTGATTATCACTTGGACTCAAAAGGTTATTTCGATACCTATGCTTATGGTGGAAATACCCATCAGATGATCGAAAATGATGACACCTCGGTCTTGTCGCTTAAGGGTGACTGGCTGACATTGAATCCTTCCGAAAATTTAAAATCATCAAATAAAATGAAATATGAAAAAATTAAAAATGAAGAAAAATATTTCAAAAAACATTTTAATTGCAACTCTAATTCTTTTTTAATATTATGACGTCAAAGCATCCCGGATATACATATAGGCAGTTTTGTGAAAAACTGGTGAGCGCCGCAGGAGAGGGAAATGTTCGACCATTTTCTGATTTCTCATTTAAAAAAACAGAAGGCTTTCCATTTGATATAGATCCAACTCAAACAGAAGGCAAAAAGAACATCATCATGAGGCATGATGTGGATCATGATCCGGAAGTTGCTCGAAATCTTGCTAGAGTAGAAAAGGAAACCGGGGTTAGGTCTACTTTTTTTGCACTTACCGCAGATGCATCCAGGAGATGGTGGATAGATGAAGAAGCTCGAAAGAAAATGATAGAATGGTATCAAGAGATACAGGGCATGGGTCACGAGGTTGGGCTTCATTATGATTTTTTGGGAGAATATTTCTCCCTAGGAAAGGATCCCAAGGAAAGTTCTGAGGAAATATTATCCGTTTTCAGAAGTAACGGCTTAAAAATTTCTGGGTGCGCTTCCCATGGATCATCAACAATGAGATCTATCGTTGGGGCTACGGGGAATATTCCTTATCCCCTCGAATATGTAAATTATAAAATATGGGATGAGGTAAACAAAGATGCAATCGAGTTAAGCCCGAATTCAAAAACATTAAATGTTCCGTATATGAGCCTTGAGTCTCAAGGCCTAAGGTATGAATCTTACTTTGTTAAAAAACAATGGTATTTATCAGATAGTGGGGGCAACTTCTGGACTGGGGGCTATTGCGGTTCGGACAAATTTGAAAATTTGCCTAATGCAATAAACGATCCCCTTGAAACATCCTCAGAGCTTATGAAAGAGGGGGAGATTTTGCAAATATTAGTTCACCCTATTTGGTGGAAGAATAATCTTTAAATTTTAGAGTGAAAATCTTAAACGTGAATATAGGGCAAGGCCCTCAAGCGAAAACCTTCATTCAAAAAAACGGCATATATTTTTGTCGCGAAGGAAAGGCAAGAGAAGGTCAACAACTAGAATCTGCGATAATGACCACCCCTTCGACCATAGATGAATATCTTTCTCAGATGAGAAAAGTTCATAAAGGGAATGCCGTAAGAGATGCAAACAAGGCGAAAAAAATGAAATATTACTGCAAAGAGTTTGCAAGGCAAAATCATATTGTTGATATAGTGGATATCAATTTGTCTTCCGAAATTAGGCAGGGAAAAAAAATGACGAGCAGTTACCAAAGAAGTGTCGAGGAAATGGGGGGTTATCCTACCGTTGAGGCAGAGATTCCAGAGCTTGTATCCAATACTGATTATAATAAATTATTTGGGGTTTTTTTTCCTCAGGAAAATCATAAGCAAGGTAAACTATCACTAGATTGCAAATTATGCGGATATATCTCATTTACAAGAATGGGGGAGATATCTTTATATGGTCAAATATTGGGCCATCGCGATCACTTAAGGAACGGCATAATGTATTTATTGAACGAGTTTATAGTAAATCTTGTTTCAGCTAAAGACACTCCGGATTTTCGAGGAATAAAATATATCATGTATGGCAGTCATTGCTCTGGTACGGATGGTTTGAAAATGTGGAAGAAAAGGACTCTATTTAAACCTTATTATTTAAATATACTATAAAAACCAAAGGAATTGCCATGAGTATTTTTCCAGAATCAGAACTTGACGAATGCCAAAGTGCCGTTTTTTTCTTTTGTGCGGCTTTCGGGGGGCGGAATGATGTGATATACGCCCACAAACGAGAAATGAAGGATGTTGTTCTTAACGATATTGTTGAGGATAAACTAAATGAAATGAAAAATACCTATAGTTCCCAGTGGGAGTACATTCACGGAGACGCTTTCGAAGAAGCCATTCGGTTTTCAGATGAAGGGAGGAAATTTGATTTGGTTAGTTGTGACCCATTTACAAGATTAGAATCGAAGGTTATGAGAAACCACTTTCTAAATTTTTACAATATCGCCAATAAGTATATGTTTTGCATGATTACGAAAAACCATTGGCATTCCTTGGGGATAGATATCACAAACACAGTCCAGATATCTTCCTATCTGTCAAGCTTGCATAATTTAAATATTAATGTATCATCCATTGTAAAAAGAAGTGATTTCAAGGGAGAAGGCGCGGAGCATAGCGGAGTTTACTGGGCTGTCATAAAAAAATAAATGGGGACGCAAACGGATTTGGCACGTTTTAGGGCGTGGTGTGGTTCGACCCCACACGTCTCCACCATTTTTAAAGTAATCCGAGCTCACTAAGATACTATGAAAGACTACGAAGAGTTTTATTCAAATGGGGGCTTTGGCTATAACAAAGAGAGCAGTCATAAATGGATCTTTAATAAGATCTTCTCCAATCCGCCCCCCGAGAGCGAAACTCTCCTAGATGTTGCATGTGGAGACGGTTTTTGGAGCTTTATTTTAGCTTCAAGATTTAAAGTCACCGGAATCGACGTCTCTCAATCGGGGATTAATATAGCACGACAAAAAGCACACACGGAAACTTCTCAAAGCATAAAATTTACCTGTGGGGATGCCCTGGAATTAGACTCCAGTTTTGATATTGTGTTCTGCCGAGGCCCCTCTTTTCTGAACCTGCCTCCAGCGGACCCTAGATTTATTGGAAATATAACAAAGATGTATTCTCTGTGCAATAAGGAATTGATCTACATTCAATATACGCAAAAACCCTATGGCCGCTGGGATAAGTCTAATTTATTTGATAAAGACTCGGACTCGAAAACATATTATAATTCGAAGTGGTATTACCATGATCCGGAAGAGTTGTATAAAGTGTTTAGCCAATTGGGCAATGCAGAGATAAGGGACATTGATTCGTATATTGTGGGAAAAATAAAAAAGATATGAAAATGGTTATTTTAACAGCCTTGTGGAAAAGGCCTGCTCTTACGGAAATTTTTCTTTCTTACTATAGCAACATGAAGGAAAGGCTTGAGGGGCAAATAGACTTAAAATTGGTTGCTGTAGGATCCGAGGGTTTAATTACTGAAAAAATCTCAAAAGATAATGGATGGAAATACACTGAAGCACCTAATAATCCGGTTAGTCAGAAATGGAATGCCGGGATTAAGTCTCTGAAGGATATTAATGCTGATGCCGTTATTATATTAGGGTCAGATGATTTTATATCAGATAACCTTCTCTTAGAATATAAAAAACGGTTAAACGAGAATTACGTACTCATGGGCGTTAAGGATATGTATGTACTTGATGTGCCTACGGAAAGATTTGGAAGGTGGAGGGGCTACCGGCCAAACATATATGAGGATCGAACCGGAGAGACTATAGGAATGGCCAGATGCATTAGTCGCAAGGTTATGGAAATGGTTAATTACGACATATGGCTAAACATTGGAGCGGATTCCGGTTTAGATGGGATTATGTCTTCAAGATTTAAATCTCTTGGACTGGAATATTGTTCTGAATCAAATGCCCCCTTATGCGAAATAAAGGGAGATTCAAAAATATATAAATGGGGTCATGTGGGTTACTATCTTAGTGATCTCGAGTCTGTTGGGGTAGACATTAAGGCATCAACTAATATCACAAGTCTGGACATGTGTATTAGGTCGAACCCTTTATGCATGGAGTGGATAGAGGATGCCGAAAGGTTTTTCTCCGAGAATTTACCGCATTTGAATTTCCAAGAGATAATGACAGCAAGTGGGTAATTTTCCACACAGGGCCAAGGCTACAGCCCAATTATAGACAGATGAAGAGTGTAACTTACTTCTATGAACTTGATCATAGAAGCTCCCCTCTCAGCCCCTCCTAGTGAGATTTCTTGTTTCCGGGATGTTACTCTTTACGGGAAGATATTTATATTCGAAGACGTTTTATTAAAATGCGAGAAAGGATCTAGAAGTTTTTATTGGGAGTGGTTAAAAGCCCATGGAGCGCATGACTTCATATCTCAATTACTAAAAGAAAGCGAAGATGTATCCGGGTTTGTTATAGGAGAAAAGAAAAGTAATTTAAATATCCCTCGAATTGATGCCTTTAATTTGAGCTTTATCATTTCTGCGATATCGTCTGTTAGTGACAGATAAAACCCTAAAGTCCAAAGTCGACTTTTAACTTTTGTTAGACTTTTGAATTTGTGTGTGTATTATAATAATATGCCGCAAAAACGTAAATATACAAAAAGATCCGAGTATTGGCAAAAGTTCCAAACTAAAAACCTTCCCTTAGAAAGCCTTATTAGTCAGGAGAACACAGGCCCTATATTGGCTGGAGACAATTACTATGTGAGTACTTATGCCCAAGCTAGCTCAGCGGGGACCGCATCTTATGATAGAAGTTCGTCCAGAGTTAACCAAGGATCTTCCAAGAGAAGTCAGGGAGTAGGGTCTCCATACGCAAATATAAAAGAAGGAATACTCCCGTATGACTTTAAGTCGAATGGGGTGGACATAAGGGAAACCGTAGACTTGTGCCAAAGAGCTTACGCTAATGTTCCTATATTTAGAAACGCAATAGATATAATGTCAGAACTGGCTAATTCAGCCATACACGTCGAGGGAGGGACAGAAAAGTCAAGAAAATTTGTAGAAAAATGGTTTGCTAAAATTAACCTTTGGGATCTTAAGGATCAATTCTTTCGTGAATACTATAGATCCGGAAATGTTTTCCTGTATAGAGTAGATGGCAAATTCACAACCAAAGACTTTGCGAAATTAAATAAGATATACGGAGGAGAAGGGTTAAAGCCCGGGCAAATACCTATTCGATACATTCTCCTTAACCCTTATGATGTTATAGCAACAAGGAGCACCTCTTATAAGGACGGGGTATATAAAAAAATTCTGTCGGAGTATGAACTCGAGGAGCTTAGGGAGCCCAAGACGGAACACGACAGAGAAATTCTTAAGAACCTACCAAAAGAAGCAAGAGAAAAAATTAAGAAAGGAACATGGTCTCCAAATGGGATAGAGATAACCCTAGATTCTACAAAACTGTCTAGCACTTTTTATAAGAAACAAGATTATGAGCCATTTGCTGTTCCATTTGGTTTCCCAGTATTGGATGACATCAACTGGAAACTTGAATTAAAGAAGGTTGACCAAGCGATAAGTAAAACCATCGAGAATGTTATTCTTCTTATAACTATGGGAGCAGAGCCTGAAAAGGGAGGAATAAATCCAGAGAATCTTTCTGCAGCAAGATCTTTATTTCAAAACGAAAGCGTAGGAAGAGTTATGGTGGCCGATTATACCACTAAGGCTGAGTTCGTGATTCCTGATATTAGCAAAATAATAGGTCCCCAGAAATATCAAATAGTCAACGAGGACATTAAAGAAGGATTGCAAAATGTTATTGTCGGCAATGATAAATTCGCGAATACCCAAGTAAAAGCCGAGATATTTTTAGAAAGGCTAAAGGAAGCCAGATTGTCTTTTTTGAATAATTTCCTTCAAGACCAGATTAAGATGGTGTGCCAAAATTTAGGATTCAGGGATTATCCTGTGGCTAGATTTGAGGAAATAGATATTAAGGATGAGGTTCAATTCCAGAGAGTCGTAACAAGATTACTTGAAATAGGCATAATTACTCCAGAGCAAGGGATTAAGGCTATGAAGACGGGGATATACCCTGATTCTAAAAACTTGAAGGAAGCCCAAAAGGAATATGTCAAGGAAAGAGAGGAGGGTTTATTTAATCCCTTGATCGGTGGTGTTCCCATGATAGAGTCTCCGGAAAGCAATGAAACGACAGGGCAACCATCGGCTGGAAGACCTACAGGCACAAAGGAGATAAAGCAAACCAATACCACTAGAGCTGAGGAGTTGTACAGTAGAAAAGAAATTCAATCTATTATATATGAGGTCGAAGATCTTTATTCTCACTCAAAAGACAGAATGAATAAAAAAATGAAAACCAAGTCTTTGAGCAAAGAACGGGAAGGGATGCTAATGGATTTGTGCAAATCGGTAGTTTCATCAAGAGAGAAAAAGAACTGGAAAAGAGAAGTTACTAATTGTATAAAGAATTTTGACAAAATAGAGTCTCTGTTGCCCATCTCTGAGATTTTGGAATTATCCCAAAAGCACGAACTCGATTTATACCCTTCTTCATTGCTGTATCACAGTAATAAAAAAGAAGTGTAATCCTTTCCCATGGGATTGCCGTATAAGTATATAACATCTTTTAACGACGAAGTTCGAGCTTCATCTGAGAGCGTAGAAAATCTAAGTTCAGGATTATCGGAAGCTTCTCTTTCTTCATTGAAGCCATTGATACCTCAGGATATTGATTTTGATAGAAATATTGATCTCCTTGGAATTGCGTTCAACGCGGCTGTAGTTAATAGATTTAACAAGAATGATGATGGGATAACAACCGAAACTGCATTAGCGGCCCTGGATTACTTTATAAATAAACCAACGAATATAGAGCACAATAAACAAAAAGTCGTTGGCCATGTAGTTTCAGCAGGATTCTCTAAATACGGCGAAGCTTCATTGATCAGGAGGGATGAAATTGACCCCGAAGACTTAACCCCTTTTAATATAGCTTTGGCATCTGTAGTATATAAAGCAGTAAATTCAGAATTTGCTTCTTTAGTAGAAAGATCCGTAAACCCCGAAGATGAATTATATCAATCCGTTTCCGCTAGTTGGGAAATAGGCTTTAGTGATTACGTTATCGCTCTTGGCAGCAAAAACCTTGAAGAAGCCGAAATCATAGAAGACGAAAAGCATATAGAAGAATTAAAAGCTAGCCTTAGAGCATTTGATGGTTCTGGCAAACTAGAAGACGGAACAGAAGTATATAGATTAGTGACTGGAGATGTTTATCCGCTAGGCATAGGATTTACGGCGAACCCGGCAGCTGATGTCAAGGGGATCTTCTTGCATGGAGAAG